GGAATACCTAGGGGATATTGCATAGTTATCACCAACATCACCTTCCAGTGTCTTCCGTTCATGAAAAGTAAACGCATTAGTTTATCTCGTGACCAAGTGTTGTCATAGAGACAATCATCTAAAATAACAAATGCTCTGGGATCAATATTGCTGCGTTTGTACGTCTCCATTTCCTTTTTAATTTGTTTAAGAACAGTTCTCTGTCGTTTTAGAATATTTTCAATGATAGCCGAATTGTACTCGTGGTGAACGAATAACTTGGGAACCATTTTTGCGTAAAACCCGTTACCTTCTTCCGTGCCCGAAATTACCGTTCCAATTGGAATATCCTGCTGATAATATAACAAATCTCTAACCAAAAAGGATTTGCCTGTGTCTCTCTTACCTATTAACACAACCACAGGACCCTTATTTTCATTTGGCTTAAAGCTGATATTTTTCATATCAAATTTTTTCAATTCTAATGTCATTTTAATAAATCGATAAAATAAATATATTATGCTAAACGAATTTAACCGAACGATAACTCTTTACCATTTACACATTTACTACAAAATGCCTGTGTAATAACCAACTAACGAATAAAAGTGTTTAAGCCATACAATGAGTTAAAAACACATATAATTTATATATTAATTAGCTAAAGTATGTTGATTAATTATCAAAAACGAAAGAACCTAGAACTTTTTAATAGTTTAGCAAAACCCGAATCCCTATTTATGTCGGATATGCAAAATTTTATACCAATTTATACGCGATTTTTCTCGTTGAACGATACGAATTATAACGGCATAAACTTAAACCATGAATGGTATCTTTCCGGAGCGAATAAGTTTGAAAATGACAACAATATATACAAGTGCAAAGTTAAGAACGCAAATAACAATAAACAGAAGGATGTAATGGGGTTTTTTAAAATGGCTCCCTTGTTGGACCCATATAAATATTTGATAGGCAAATATAATGTCAATGATGAGAATTTGTTTGTATTGCCTCAGTTAACATCAAGTGATTTAGACTGTAACGCAAAATTTGTAGATCAAAACAATTCGGCATATGTCGATGGATTTTTCACCTTCTTAACAAGCGGATTGAAGCAAAATCATAAATTTTCACACGGCATCGATTATTACGGATCCTTTTTAGGAATTAAGAATGATTTCACATTTAACGTATATGACGATATTGATTACCTAAATAATTCGGATTTCTTCAATAAGAACAAAAATGTTCTCTTTAAAATTGACGACTATGACCATTTGATTCAAAATGAAAATCCGGTTTTGAAACCAATCAAAATACATACTACAAGCGCCATGTCGCAATTGTCCGCAAAATCCTTCAACAATGAAATTTTTGATAATGTGTTTGAAGAAAATACGATCGGATTGGATAATTTAACAGAAAATGCTATTAATTTGTCTGATCTGGCCGATTTAGTTGACCTGACTGATGCTGATATGCTTGACAACAAAAGCAGCGACCGTGTCTCACTAAAATCAAATTCAACGTGCTCTTCAAGGTCTTCATATACGAACGAAAGTAGTAACGGTGGAACTATTGAAGACGATGATGTTGTAGAAGAATGCCAAGATGGAGTTAAAAAAGACGATAATAGTGAGAGCGGAGAGCATGATGAAAATAATAGCGATGATAGCGGTGAATGGGAAGACGACAACTCTGATGACGAATCTGATGAAGAGGAAGAGAGAATAAACGCAACTATTCCAAAATTTCCCGTTCAAGTTATAAGTATGGAGTGTTGTGAAAATACATTCGACGATTTAATTCTAAAGAATAATGAACTAAGCGACGAGGAATGGTTTTCTGCGCTTATGCAAATAATTATGATTCTAATTACGTATCAAAAGGCATTTAATCTAACGCACAACGACCTACACACTAATAATGTCATGTACAATCATACAAACAAAAAATTCATTTATTACTGCTACAAAAAGAAGCACTATAAGGTGCCAACATTTGGTCGCTTGTTTAAAATTATTGATTTTGGAAGAAGTATATATAAGTTCAACGGTAAATTGTTCTGCAGTGATAGTTTCCAAACGGGCGGCGATGCGGCAACTCAGTATAACACTGAACCTTATTTGAATGATAAGAAGCCCAGATTAGAACCCAATTACAGTTTTGATTTATGCCGCTTAGCCTGTTCTATATTTGATTACGTTGTCGAGGATACCGAAGAAATTAACAAATTGTCCAAGTGCGCAGACCCTGTTAAGCGATTGATTGTCGAGTGGTGTTTAGACGATAAAGGTATAAATATGTTATATAAAAACAACGGAACTGACCGATACCCCGACTTTAAATTGTATAAAATGATTGCCAGATGTGTTCATAACCACACACCTCAAGCTCAATTGGAAAGGCCAGAATTTAATGCGTATACCGATTTTAAGGGCGCGGTTCCCGACGATGTAATAGATATTGACAGTATTCCGTCATATGTATAAGAATTTAGCATTTTGTAGGTTTACATTTCGGTTTGGTTCATAATACAATAATATTATTGTATATTATGAGCTCGTTTGGATTTATCATAACAAGACACGTTAACTCTGAAAAGTCAAATAAATATTGGAATCGGTGCGTCAAGTTATTACGAACCTTTTATCCGCATAGGCAAATTGTTATTATTGATGACAACAGCAACCAAGCTTTCGTAAAACCAGAGGCAGATTACAGAAACCTAACTGTAATACAATCTGAATTCCATGGAAGAGGAGAACTACTGCCCTACTATTATTATATTAAAAACAAGTTTTTCGAAAATGCGGTAATTATGCACGATAGCCTTTTTTTTCATAAAAGAGTCCCATTTGAAGCGTTCAATGGCAGATCAGTTTTGCCGCTATGGTTTTTTAACCCTGATAAAGAAGATATTAATAATTCTAATAGAATTACAGAGGGTCTACGCAATGCGCAACCCGTCCAAGAGTCCCTTAAATTAACAGAGTTGACAATATTTGGTCTGAATCACAATAAATGGGCCGGGTGTTTTGGTTGTCAAGCCTACATAAATCACGGTTTCTTATTACAGATAGAAAACAAATATCGCATTACATCTATGATAGACACAGTTAAAATCCGGAGGGATAGATGCTGCTTAGAGAGAATATTGGGTTGCATATTTTCCAAAGAAAACCCTGGTCTGGCAAATAAAAAGGCAGTATTTGGAAATATTATGGATGTATATAAGAGTTATGAATACACATTTGATCATTATATGACTGACTTAAAAAAAGGCACTCTGCCTGCTTATATTGTAAAGGTGTGGACTGGCAGGTGAAAATTATATTATACAATAATTCGTTATCGTATAATGTTAGCATAATTATTATGTCGGTATTATTGGATATAAACTATCAATAACAGACTTTATGAGCTCGGGGTCTGTGACATTTAATTTAATTAGGCGCGGTCCCATTGTTTTTTTCTCTGCTGTCTCTGGGTTGCCGCGTTGTCTCTGTAACCCGTGGTTCAATGGTAAAATAGCACGTTTGAACTTTGCTAAAAACCTTTCACAATCAGCAATCGTCGTAGTCTTATACTCTGGATCGGTTATGGGTTTGTTTTGGGTAAGTAAATTTTTAATTTCCATATACTTGGCATAATAGTAAACCTTTTCATCCAACAATGCACCCAAATTTGGACATCTAAATAATACCTTTGTATTTAATTCGGAAATATCAAAAGAATAATCGGTTGCCGCGTCAAAGTGCTTCATTACATCTTCAGGTACCTTCTTAAAATCAACGTCTGAGAACTGTCTAAAATCATCTATCATCATATTTTTTCTATAGTCGTATTTTTTTGTATCCTTAACATAACTTAACTTTAAAATATATTGATTCGCCCGTATATTTGCCGGATTTGGTGGAAGAACGGATATGTTGTACTTTGTTTCTGGAGATTGTACAAACCATTTTATTAGATAAGATATATGTCCTGCTAAATTCTTTACAGTATTCACGTCGTATGGAATATCTGTGTTGGGTATGATTAAAACATCAATATCCTCAGTTTTGTACTCACCCATTTCTGATATTCCTTTTAATGCTAGCTGAACTGCCTTTCCACCTTTAAATAATAGTTTGTAGTCCTGCCCAATCATTTTATACGATACAATTCCAAAAACAAGTAAAGATGCGCACAGTATTATATTAAAATTAGAGAAATCAATATCTTTGTCAGAAATGAGTGTTCCAAAAACATCGTATGGGTCATTTATTGTCTGAGTGTAATAAGTTGGTATAATTGTTTTAATAATTCTACAAACGCTCCACATTTGGGTGGCTTCTCTCGTTTCTGTATCAATCATTATTTCATTGTCCTTGCTCAACATTTCACGCAACTTTTGGCGTAATATAGTCATTTCATTCTCGTTAAAAATTGGTTTCCAAAAATCAGGTTCTATATCATGAGCATATCCTGTTCCGGGTAGCTCAGTTGGGATTTTCAATTTTACAATAGGAGTTAACCGTTGCGGGGGGTGTATTTCTTCGATTTCTTTGATTGCTTCCTCTATTTGTGCTTCCTCTACAATGGGTTCCACCAATGGCACAGGAACAATAGGAATAGGCTTCGCATCGGCTTCCAACTTTTTCCTAAGTTCAAGAGAAACAAGCGCCTCCTTCTGTTCAGGGGTTAATATTGATATATCTGCGCCATTATCTAATAAGAAATCAACCAATTCTTTATCTTGTATTTTAACAGCACTTGACAATGCGGATGTTTTATTAGTGTAATCAGTGAGATTTATATTCCCCATTTTTTTTACAAACAGATCTGCTAACCGCCTTTTTATAGCCGAATCGTCTGTATTCTCAAAAATAACAACCAGGAACGGAGCAAATGCTATTATTCCAGGGGAATCGCGTTTATAAACGGGAACCATATTATGTGTAAGAGGGATTAATGTGTTTATCCCCAATGGATTATCTCTGATTAAATTTTTAAAAGCAGTTAGTCCCTTATTCGGGTCTTTTTTTAGGATTTCAAATCCTTTCATAAACTCTGCTCTAAACGCATTCTTAAAATTCATCTCCTCTTTTGTGAAAATTACTCCTCCTGTCATTTTTCGTTTCCTTGATTGTGCTGCCTTTTTTAAACCACTTCTTCTCGTAGCACGCACCCTTCTTCTGCGAGTTGTATTTTTTCTTGTATTTTTCCGTATATATTTTTTTGTACTTATTTTCATTATATAATAGTATAATAAAAATACTTTTCATCTAAAAGCCTGGGTTATCCGTAAAGATTGGCGTTACATTTGAGTCTCCATGAGTTGATGGCTCAATTTGATTCAATATAAAATACCCTGAAACGACGCTAAAATAAACCACAAGAGCATCTCGAATTAATAGTTTGAGTGGTTTGCTCTCTCTTTCAATAAATCTCATTTCAATAAATTTCGCAATCAAAAATACTACCGAGATGACTGCCGCAATAATAAATATATTACTCATTTAAATTACTAAAGCAGATTCTAAATTTCGTTTTTACGCAATTATTCCAAAATCTCGATTTCATCAATCAACAAATCGGGTAACAAGTCAATAGAAGGTTCTTCGATATTATGAATGTCTAAAGCATCTAGATTAAATGGTTGAGTAGAGATTTGTAGTTTGGGGGAATCATCATCTTCCTCTTCGTCTTGTTTCCTCTGCTGTGTTCTAAAACTACTTATTTCTTCTAGGCGTGGAATATTTTTGGGCGCATTGACATTTGATACAGCTCCATCTTGATTTTGAACATAATCAATATCATTAAAACTCAAACGACTAGGAAGGGGAGTTGGGATTTGTGGCTGCTCAACGATTGCCTCAACATTCGAGGCAACGGCAGCAACTTTGCCGGCTACTACCGCCTCCTTTATAGGTTCATCGATTATTTGTTCATTCACTTCCTCAATTACATCCTCTTCAACACTCTCGTCCATATAAGCCTTGAGAATTGCCTCAACTGGGATACTCTCTCTTAATGTGTTTAATATACATTCTTGTACAATGATTTCTAGCTCTCTGTGATTTTTTTGAATCTGTAAAGGAGGCAAACTTACCTCGAACAAATAAACATTCTTGTAAACCTTTCTTGCCACATTGATATATGTTTTATGTAAAAATTCGTCTAGCTTGGGAATGTTAATATCAATCTTCTTCTGCTTTTGACCAACCCGCATAGAAGTTAAAATTTTTAGTTGAATAATGTGAACACATGTAATCAGTTCCTCTAAATAAGAGCACCCCGACTTTTCACAAATGCGTTTCCTCTCGGTCTCGATAATTTGTGCGTTCCATTTTGGTATTCTGGATATCAAGTTCTGAAAGGTCATTAAATATTTGTTAGTCTCTCCGTTGTCCTTACACAACTTTAAAGATTCGTCTAAAATAGACTTGTAACCGTCAATGATTAAGGGTGTCAAAATTGTTACTAAACGAGACCCCCATTCGTTTTTTGATTCATGCAGAGCGCTTCCATTGAAATCATCCATTTACATAAAACTTATATTTTCTAAAGCCAGTTCTGAACTTAAAAAAATGAAATTTAATATAAACAACATTAATAGTTTCTCATTTCTAAATTCGGTTCTCACACGACTAAAGCAGACAAGATACTCATATCTTTTATCGTCGCTCAAGACACCTTCCATAAATTTTGGGTTTTCTACTAAATTTATAATGTCTAATCCACTATATGCCTTTTCATACAATTTTACACATAACAATATCATATCTTCGGGCTGTGCCTTCTTGTTTACATACTTTAATAACTCTTTTTCTAAAAAATCAATACGTCGCGACTTTAAA